GCGCGGCGGTTTCAGCCACCCAGCCGGAAGTGACCGAGGCGGTCGTCACCGGCTTCCTGAAGGTCGCCGCACCGACTTGGCGCACCGTGGCCAGCGAACGGAACGGCGAGACCTGCGCCAGGCGGCGGTCGATAAAGGTCTCGGTCTCGGTTGGCGCCAAAACGCCCGAACCGCTGGCCGACGAAAGGCCGGCCTTCAGTTCGATGCCCATACGGCCTGAGCGCAGATACCCGTTCCAGGCAGCCTTGGCCTCGTCCGGCTGGGCCAGGCGCCCCTCCTCGATCACCGGGCGCGACTTCTGGCTCATCAGGCGCTGCAAACGCCCCTCAGCCGATTGCAGCGCGCTTTCGATGCGCTCCAGCTTGTCTTCCAGCAGGCCGTCGCCACGCTTGGTTTCGATGGCGCTGAGGCGCTCGTCATTGGCCGCCTTGAAGGCTTCAAAATTAGCCAGCACCTCATGCAGGGCCGCACGCACCTCCGGCGAGGCCGCGGCCTGTTTCACTTCTTTCATCCATTTTCTCCAGTTGAAAAACACAGCCTCCAATCCTCCCCTCTTGGAGGGGAGGTGGCAGCGCGAGGCCCTTTAGGCCGGTGTCGCTGACGGAGGGGTAACAAAAGACGGCAGGGCTTTCCCCCCTACGCCGCCACGCTCTCTTCACGCATCGCCGTAATCCGCGCGCTCGGCAGCATCGGAAACGTCACGATGGAAATCTCCCACAGCTCCACACTCGTCAGCACGCGCAGACTGCCTGAACCCTTGCGGCTCTTCACCGCGCGGAAACCGATGCTCAAACCATCCACCACACCGGCCTTCGCCAGCGAACCGACCATCCGCGCCTCGGCATTCAGATCGAGTATCCGCCCGCGCACATAAAGCCCGATGGCGTCCTCGCGCAGTTCGTCCCATACGCCGACGGGCGACCTGACCTGATGCTGATAGAGCATTCGCACACCCTTCGGCCCCGTGCTCATAAGCGTGTCACGAAAGGCCCCGGCCACCACCACATCATCATTCAGGTCGCGCACACCAAAGCGCGAGGCATAACCTTCGATATAAAGGGTCATGAATATTCCCTATCAAGCTTGGTTTCGATCCGATCGAGCGTGGCACGCTGTGCGAACGCCTGTTCTTCCAGCCGCGCCAGCCGTTCATTGACGCCGGCCTGCTGTTCAAGCCTTTGTTCCATCATATCGAGCCGCGCCCCGGCTCGGCCCACCCACAGCAGGACAAATGCCGTCTGTATAACAATCGTAATAACCGCCGCGACCGGCACCGCCTGCCAGAAGTTCATGCCGCCACCTCCCCCGGAATCTCAGAAAGCCCCGCCAGATGCCGCCGTTCCGCATCGGTCAGGAAGCTCGCCGCCTCCAGCCTGGCCCACAGCGCATCCCGCTCGGCCGAAAGCGCCGGCAGCGCCTCAACATCATTGACGATCCGCGTGCCCGGAAACCTGACCTCCAGCCAGGCGCTCAAACTGCGCGTCGTCTTCTCGGCCAGAGGCAGAACCGCATTGCGCCAGAAGGCGGCATTGGCCTCCTTGTAATTGGCGTAGGAATTGTCGCCCGGAATACCCAGCAATTGCGCCGGCACCCCGAAGGCCAAAGCGATCTCGCGCGCCGCGGCGTTTTTGCCCTGGATGAAGTCCATGTCCGCCGGCGTCAGCGACATCGGCTTCCAGTCCAGCCCGCCTTCCAATAGCAGCGGCCGCCCGGCATTATCCTGACCGGAATAGGTATCGCTCAACTGTTCCTTCAGCCGCGCAAACTGATCCTCGGTCAGCCGTTCCGAAGCCTTCGAGCCATAAACCAATGCCCCCGAAGGCCGCGCCGCATTATCGAGCAGCGCCTTATTCCAGGCGCCCGAGGCATTATGGACATCGATCGAAAACGCCGCCGCTTCCAGGGGTGACAGGCCGTACCAGTCATCGAGCGGATGCCATAATTTCAAATGCAGCACCTTCAGCCAGCCCTCGCCGTCCCGACCGATCAGGGTCTTGCCATTGCCTGTGCTGTACTCATAAGCCTCCGGCCAGCCGCCGGCGCCCGCCACCACCTTCATGCGATCGGGCCGCAGGCTCCAAAGTTCCTCCGGTGCCTCGCCATCGAGAAACGCCGCCTCGACATAGGCATTGCCCGCCGTCTGCAAACCGCCATAGAGCGCCTCACGCAGGTCGGCCCCGCCTTGTTCGGGATTGGGCCTATCGATCAGCTTTTGCAGCGGGTGATCCGGCGCCCGCCGGCCTTCAAATTCCACCCGCAGCGGCACCGACGCACAGGCCTCGGCGATCATCCGCACGCAGCGATAGGCGATCGCATTCTTCGCAAACCCTTCACTGGCCAGGGCCTGATAATTGCGCGGCGTCCATACCGGCCGCCCCACCACATTCATGGCGATCACCGATCCCGCCGCACTCTGTTTCTGCTCACGCCTGAAAAGGGCGCTCAGTTTCTCAAACATCAAAAATCCTTTCTTCTCCTCCCCTGCGAAGCGGGGGAGGTGGCGCGCGCAGTCGCGCCGGTGGGGGCCACTTCCCTAAACCCGCCGCAATCTCGGTTCCGCCCGTCCGTTCACCAACAAAGCCCCAAGCGCCCACACGAGGGCATCCGCCCGATCTGGGCTTTTGGCCGGACTCTTCCCCAGCTCGCCACTTCCCAGCGCCATCAGTTCCTCATCCAGCGCCGCAAACCGGCCACCATTCGCAGGGCAATGACTCACCCGCCCCTGCTCATAAAGGGCTGCCACCGGTTCGGCCCGCGTCCGCTTGCCAGACCGCGCATGAACCAGTTCGATCGGCACATCGCAGCCCGACATGGCCAGCAGCGACCGGACCATTTCACCGCCCTGATTGGCTTCGGCGATCACCCGTTGCACGCCATGTTCGGCCACAACAGACGCCACCTTTTGCGCCCAGCCGAGCGGCGAAAACCCGCTGACCGTGGCGTCTTCGAGCACATATCCGCGCTCGCCAAGCCTTCCGGCCACCACGATTCCGCAGGCATCTCCTCCGGCTGTGGCGGACGGATCGACCGCCACCACCACCAGATCAAACCGCTCCGGCCGTGCGCCATAACAGCGCGCCAGATCATCCGCCCGCCACAGGGCGCGGTTGTCGTCATCGACGACCAGCCCGTCCAGTTCCTGCGCCGCCAGCCGCGTGCCGCCATAAAGCCCGTGCAGCCCCTCCAGAAAGGCCGGCGCCAGGTTCTCGGCATTGTCCTTTGTCGCCGCCCGCGTAATCGCCACACCCGGCTCGGCCATCAGATTGCGCAAGGCCCTGATCGGTTTCGGTGTCGTGGTGAGGCACAGTCGGGGCTTATCCCCCAGCCGCAAACCCATCCGCAGCATGGCCAGGGTATCGGCCGGATGCCGCCAGGCGCAGAACTCATCCGCCCAGGCATAATGAAACTGCGGCCCGCGCAAGCTTTCCGGGTCTTCCGCCGAATAGGCATAGGCCACCCCACCATCGGGCCAGCGCAGCCGCTTGCGCGACACTTCATAGCTCGGCCGGTTGCCTTTCGGCGCGATGGTCTTCAGCCCCGAAGGCCCCTCGATCATCACCTCGCGGACATCATGAAGGCTGGGTCCGATCAGGGCACACCTCACGCCACGCTGGGCCAGCGCCGCCAGCCATTCGGCCCCGGCGCGCGTCTTGCCGGCGCCGCGCCCGCCGAGAAAAAGCCAGCTATGCCAGTCCCCCGTCGGTGGCGCTTGCGCCGGATTGATGTGGAATGACCACGCCGTCACGAAGTCCGGCGGTTTCGGCCCTTTCGGCAGGCTGTCCAGCCAGGCCTGCTGCTCTTCGAGCGGCCACGAGGCGATTGAGTTTATGTTCAAGTTCTGCGCGCCAGTCCCGGCCTGCCAAATCCTCATTCATGTCTTCTTCCTCGGGTTCATCGGACGTCTCATCTTCGCCCTGAAAATTTGTTCGATGGCGGCATCGGCGGCCTTCAAAGCCTTGGCCATGCGCTCGGCTTCGAGCGGCGTTTTCGGCTCATCCAGCCCTTCAATATGGCCCACCAGCTTTTCCGCCTGCGCCGCCAGCCTCAGCTTCAATGCCTGCCTCCGCAGCGCCAGATCATCCACTTGCCGTTCCATCCATCCAATTTACCGCACGCCAGGCCGGCGGGGATTTTTCGCATAAAAAAGCCGTCCCGCTTTCACGGAACGGCTTATAATCTCCTCCCCTGCGTAGCGGGGGAGGTGTCAGCGCGAGGCGTATAGCGCCGGTGTC